CTTTTGAAGATCATGGAAGGTTTGCCGTTTGGGTGTTTTGCGGTTGTGTTTTTCATAGTTGTTACCTTCGTTGGTGTTGTTGTTTGTTATTACTATTATCGGGTAAGGGTGTGACACGTTAGGTCAATTTCTTCCATCTTACAGGAATTTATTTACCTGTCTCGCTGGCATGATTTTCTCTAGTCGTTTTTTGACGAACAGTGTTCGCAATCCCTCTGCTTTCCACTGCTCTACCATTTCCGTGATCCGCAGAATTTCCTCCGCTCGCTTTTCTGCCAGCAATTCTAGGAACTCGGTTCGTCGCTGCATGACTTCGTTGAAGTCACCGAACCCGTCAACGGGTGGGAGAATAGGCAATTCTCCGGTTTGCGTTTGACCTTTGCGGTTGTTGCAAACACTGCACATTGCTTGCAGGTTGTCGGTGGTCGCTTTACCACCCTTGCTCTCAGGAACGATATGGTCACAGTGCAGGTTGTCAATGTCACCGATTCCGCACGCTCTGCATCGACCATTGTCACGGGCGATAACTGCTTTGCGTGTTGCTGCTGGAATAACTTGTTTTCTACGTGTCATGATTGTTTCCGGTGTTGTTTGTTGTGTTTTACTAGTATCGCCAAGGGACGTGACACGTTTGGTCACAATCCCAAAATTTTCTTTGATCAATCGCAAGAAAAACGACCGTCCATCGTGACGCTAGACCACGTTGGCTCTGGCAGCACATCGCGAGGGTTCCCACAAAATAGGATCTTGGCCCCCTGCATCTCCGCGTTTTTGGCGAACACGTCCGCAGCTTGCTGAGTGCGGAAAGTACGGAACGACCAAACGCCTTGCTGATTCTCAAATTCTACGTTAAATTGCATTTTCAAAATCTCTCAAAAGTGTAAATTGTTAAAACTGAACTGCCTCTATATAACACAAAAATCCCCATCAGGGGGGTATTTTCGTAAGTTGTTGGTATCAAAGGCTTTACGTCAATTATGCGCCCACCGATCTTATTTTGAGACGAAAACAAAATCGGAAGAATTTTCGAGCAATTGACGTAAGTTGTTGGTATTACTAGACTTACGACACAAAAAAACTCTCAAAACTTTTTTGTATCAAATTGACTACACCACCCGTTGGTGGGGATGACGCATTTTCCGGCAACTGGCGACGATGATTTTCGATTTAGTCTCACTTTGAGACGGGGGGTTTTACCTTCGCGGATCAAATCGCACTTCTGAGTGAAAAAACGCCGGGTGGTTCATACACAATCACCAAGATATATCTATATGTATTACCCAATCCACCCCTATTGCCCCTTGTCGGTTCTAACAGACCTACATAGAACACATTTGAATTTAGTTTTTGTCATCATTATGAAGACCTTCGTCCCGCAACATTTGCATACGTTTGAGTCGTAAACTACTTTTGGTAACGATTTCTTGCTTTTCTTTGTCATCACAATTGCTCCATATTCTAAGTTCGCGCACTGACCTCCCACATCCAACACAGATGTTGTCGATATTAAGACCGCAATGACGAGTACATGGTGATTTAATCATTGTCCCGCATTGCCTCTTCAGAAGTTATATATTTTCTGTTTTTATCGTCTTTTGGATGACCTATAAGGGGATAAGCACCGTAACGAGGCGGATAGTATAATTCTCTAACGTTATCAACGTCACTAACGTTCGTGAGATATTGATTTACTAGTTCATTTTTTACAAAGAAAGAATTTACACCCATAAAACAACTACAGACAAGTGAAAGCCCGTGACTATTCATCAGGTTGGTCAATGCCAGTAGCGAAGCACCAAAATAGTCCGACTTGTCCCAGCAGAAATCTTCTTGATATTCTATGACCGCATCTTCATCTGGGTATCTTGAGGCATTGTACTCGCTGATTAGAATATCTACATCGTATTCTTTTAGTATTTTATCTATAACGTAGAAGTCATTGCCGTCGATATCTACCGACAAGAGGTTTATGTGCTTTGGAACATCATACTTTTTTAGCAAATCTACAATATTATCTCTTGTTACGAATTCTTTTCTTAGATTTATAGATAAATTCTCATTATCGCCGTCCATAAGAAGCCCGTCCCACCCTGCTTCTCTTAATATTCGCGTGTTACACTCTCCTCCACACTGAACTCCAAATTCCACGAAGTATTTATCGGTATCTTCGCCATAAATTGTTCTACATAGTGTCGTAGTTATTCCATCCTCACCCCACTGAGAATATTTCTTTCCTTCATATTTATTTAACTCGTTCATATCTTTCCTTTTGTATATTTACAACGAGAGCATTTATACCATAGAAGTATAACTTCCGGTACTTGGTAGCGTCTGTAAGCAACACTCTCTGATTCTCACTTCTATGGTCCAAGTTACGCGCCCGTATTGCTTGGTTTTAATTTTTGTGTCTATAAGTCCTCGTAAACTTACATACCACTTACAAAATTATGAAAGGTAAGTCTGTCCTACTTCACCAACTATCAGTTTTATACAATTTTCATAATCGACCGCACTGTGCTACCATTGCAGTCACAATATAGTACTCAGATACGTGATTTATTGCCGTATTATTTTAAAAAATATACATTTTCTTGAAAATACCCGTAAATCAGTGTATTATAGAGTAAAGGAGAACTAAAAATGAAAAAAATGAAATCATTCATCATCTGTAAGGCAGATGCTACCGTTGTAAAGTCGGTACATGAGGATTTAAAAAGACAGGATAAGTCATTAGAGGATTTGATAAATGAAAAAACAAAAGCTGACGACAGCGACGAACGCGACAAGTCTAGCGAAGATACAAAGTAGCAATCAAGAATTAGTCTTAACGGATGATCAACTTCCGGGTTATGGTGATATTCCAAAAAAACATGACCTGAAGCACTGTATTCCGAAAAGACAGAAATTTTTCTACACTGCATACGTATTAGACGAAGAACTAAAAAGGGAATACCAAGAGTTTGGTGTAGGGTTTGTATACAAAAAAAGCGGAACCTTTTTCCTATCGCGTGATTATCTATTCTCTATAATTACAAAAAATCACGGTATTGAAAACATAAATGGAAAACCGCGAGAAATAAAGCAACCATCTAATCACAAACTGGTTGTTACCACAGCAACGCCCAATAACTACAAGAATCTATTCGCTATAGAAAATAGCGTCATGTGTTGCTCTGAACAGTTCACTCCTATGCCAGTAGAACTACAGAACAAGACAGTGCTAGGTAGACTAAATAATGTTATACAATCTATAGATCAAAATGAACTTTGGACTATATTACTAGATGATAACAAAAATCCCGTTAAAGGAAGTATCAGATATAACGATAAAGACGAATGTTTCGAGGGATACGATGGAGAACAGTGGCGCTCGTTAATGTGGGGTGAAAAGTGAACATACCTCCAAATATGTCGGAAGAACAGGTATTAGACGTTATGGACACTGTAGTTAGTAGGATTGCTCCTAGATATACCTTTTATGGATACCCAATTGATGACATAAAACAAGAATCTTATATAATTTGCATTGAGGGGCTTGAAAGGTATGATGGTGTACGCCCGTTGGAAAATTTCCTAAGCGTCAATCTATCTAATCGTCTAAAAAACTTTGTCAGAGACAACTTTTACATCGCAGACGCAAATGACGACAGGATTAGGGTTCTGCAACCTGCTCAGTTGGAATATGAAGACAGTATCGTAGATGAAAACGAAAAATACTCTCTAGACGAAGAAAAGATAGACAAAGATGAGTTCAATTCGTTTATAGATAGATACTTGCCAGCGAACATGAGATTAGATTACTTAAAAATAATAAATGACATCTATATTTCAAAAGTGAGAAAAACAGAGATAATTGAAAAAATAGAAGAACTATCTCAGGAGTTTGGTTATGAAAAAAGGTAGACTCTCAAAAGAAGAGGTAGCTTACATTGAAAAACACGTCAAGACTGACTCTACAGACCAGATAGCAAAGCATCTAGACAGAAATCCAGAGAGCGTAGAGAAGCACATCAAGAAAAAGTATGGTAAGGGCGCTTCCGCTGAAGAGATTGCTGCATTTGATCTAGATAACCGACCTTACTGGCATGAGATCAAAAATCAGTTTACCGACGAAGAACTAAAACTTTTCAGATACCATTGGTCAAGAATTATCTCTCAGTTCCGAGATGATGTTATACCAACAGAGGAAATACAAGTACTGGACCTAATTAAACTTGAACTACTAATGAATAGGTCTTTGAAAAACAACAAGTCAAACATAGAACAGATCAGCGTCATGGAAGCACTCGTTCAGGAGGAGAGAGCGCGTGATCCAGACCAGCAAAACGCAGACATGATATTCAACCTAGAGAGACAGGTGGCGTCGTTACGCGCCTCTCAGGAGTCCTTAAATAAGGATTACAGAGAACTGCAAACAAAAAAGAATTCGATGCTCAAGGAAATGAAAGCAACTAGAGAGCAAAGAGTCAAAAGACTTGAAGATAGCAAGCAGAGTCTTACTGGTTGGATAGCATACTTAATGTCAAATCCAGACGTTACAACTAAATATGGAATAGAAATGGAAAAGATGAGACTTGCAATGAGTAAAGAGAGAGACAGACTCTCTAATTACCACAAGTATCAGGATGGGATAGTAGATCAACCTTTTTTAAACTCGGACACAATTAAGGAATAAGATGAAGACAGCTATAATCTATGGCGTTACAGGTCAGGATGGAAGTCATTTGGCGGATCTTTTGCTAGAAAAAGATTACAAGGTATACGGTGTATCTAGAAGAACTAGCACAGATAACACGACACGTATTTCCCATCTTCAGGATAACGATGAATTTAAATTGCTTGAAGGCGACATAACGGACCAATCTAGTGTTTTAAATACATTAAGTTATCACGCACAAGTAGATGAAGTCTATAACCTTGCCGCACAATCCCATGTCGCAGTATCATTTAATCAACCGGGATTAACTTGGGACATTACAGGAAAGGGTTGTTTAAATATTTTACAAAGTATCGTGGACCTAAGAATGACGGACACGAGATTTTACCAAGCAAGCAGTAGCGAAATGTTTGGTAGTAATTATGACGAAAGAAAAAAAGAAGGAGACTACGACGATAAACTACCTGTAGAAAAATACCAGAACGAACAAACAAAGTTTTTACCTCAAAGTCCATATGCTATCGCTAAGTGTGCTGCTCATTATATGACTAGACTTTATAGAGAGGGGTATGGTTTACATGCAAGTGCTGGAATATTATTTAATCATGAGGGACCGAGAAGAGGAGAAAAATTTGTAACACGTAAAATTACTAAATGGATTGGAGATTGGGTAAAAAGTGGAAAAGATCCTAATTTTCCCCAACTGAGACTTGGTAATCTAGATGCCTTTAGGGACTGGGGTTATGCAGGTGATTACTGTGAAGCGATGTGGATGATGCTTCAACAAAACTGCCCAGATGATTATGTTATATGTACTGGCGAGACACATACAATTAAACAATTTTTAGATGTTGCTTTTAAACAGGTTGGCGTTGAAGACTGGACTCCTTATGTAGTACAAGATCCAGAATTCTATAGACCAGCAGAAGTAGACTATCTACGTGGAGATTGCAGTAAGGCGAACAACGAACTTGGATGGAGACCCAGAAATTCATTTGAAGATTTAGTAAGAATGATGGTGTCGCATGATGTAGGATGAAGATTTACAAAATTCACATGGAACTAACTTTGGTAATACCAAGGTTAAAACAATACTCGCTTGGAGATTATAATAGTAACACTCCTATAATCTTTGTTGAAGCAGAAGATCCAGATGGTGCTTGCTATGTAGCAATGCACAGACTTGCTAGTAAAATATTGAAATCAGACCACTCAGTAGAAACTTTACAATTTATAAAAGATCTATTTTACGATATAAGAATAATAAAAGTAGAACTAGCAAATGAAAAGAAACTATGATGATCCCGTATACAAGAAATGGCGAATTGATGTTTACAAACGAGATGGATTTAAATGTCAAATGCCGGGATGTAAAACAACAAAAAACTTAAACGCTCATCATATACAAAAATGGGCGTCCGCCTCTATGTTAAGATATGATATTGATAATGGCATTACTTTGTGTAGAAGATGTCACAAGGAGGTTACTGGTAACGAGCAGCATTATCAAAGGTTATTTCAAGACATGGTTAGGAATAAAAATGAGTAAATATAAAACTGCACCTAGTTACACCGTAGTTAGAGATACAAGAGAGCAACAAGGTTACTTCTTTAAAAAATTCAATACATGTAACGGAACAGTACAAAGAAAACTAGATACTGGTGACTATTCTATACTTGGTATGGAAGATAAGGTTTGTATAGAAAGAAAAGCAAGTGTTTCAGAAATAGCGCTAAATCTAGGTAAAGGTAAATATGCTTTTTACAACGAAGTAGAAAGAATGAGAGACTATGAACATAAATTTATAGTCTGTGAGTTTTCAATGGAAGATGTTATGAAGTTTCCAGAGGGTGCTAATATACCAAAAGAACTCAAGGGAAAAGTTAAAATAACAGGTAAGTATATCTTACGATGTTTGATGGAGTTTTCTGTTTTCAATAATGTTCATGTAATATTCGCTGGTAGCGAGAGGGGAGCATTTGACCTGATCAGCAGTCTTTTAAAAAGAATTAACGAAAAGTACACGATAGGGCGCAAATCATGACAACGAATAGAGACAGCGTTGGCGAAATCCATTCTTACAATATAGATGTAAAGAACAGAGAAATCTATATAAATGAATTTGATGATTCAGGAGAAACCGGCGGTGTAGATCATAGAATGCTTCAAAACTTTATTAAAAATATAAATATATTAAAAAATCTTAGTAGAGACCCTATTACTATACATATGCAAACCGTTGGTGGATGCTGGTATTCTGGTATGGGTATATACGACGCAATTAAAAGTTGTAAATGCAAAACTACTTTTATTGGATATGGTCAACTATGCTCTATGGGTACTGTTATAATACAAGCTGCCGATAGACGCTTAATTACTTATAACTCTGCTTTTATGGTTCACTGGGGTAGTAGCGAGATAAGCGGGTACTATTTAAGTTCTCAAAACCTTGCCGACTTTGAAAGATATACTGCACAACAAATGATAGAAATATATGCAGATAAATGTCATAAGACAGGAGAGTACTTTAAAGAGCGTGAAAATAGTTTATCTAAAACTAAAGCATACATAAAAAGAAAACTAGGGGGTGGCGACTGGTACATGACAGCGGACGATGCTGTGTATTACGGGTTTGTCGATGGAATTTATAAATGAATAAAAAATTAAAACAGATTGATGAAGCGTGGTTAAAAATAGATGTCAATGAAGACGAACTATTTAACCCAATGTCGCTACTTAAAGCGTCAGAAGAAGACTATCATTTAAAACTTACTTGGTTGATGACTCGACCTGAGTATTTTTCATTTCTTGTAAAGCATATATTCAATATAAACTTACTACCTTCTCAGGCGCTTATATTATCAGAACTATGGAACAGAAAGTTCCCCATGCTCATAGCAAGTCGTGGTTTTGGTAAATCATTTATGCTGTCACTATATGCTATGCTAAGAGCGGTTCTTTTACCTCAAAGAAAAGTCGTCGTAGTTGGCGCTGCGTTTAGACAGTCTAAAGTTCTTTTTGAGTACATGGAAACCATTTGGAACAATTCTCCAATTCTAAGGGATATATGCGATGGAAACTC